CTATATGCCAATGGTGTAATAACTGGCACAGCCCCAGTAGATAGCAGTAGTACAACATATTCATTTACAATCCAAGCAACTGACGCACAATTACAAGATAGCACCAGAAGTTTTAGTTTAACAATTAATGTTGATGCTGTTACCTGGGTTTCACCAGCAAATGCCGCAACATATACCACTGCGGTAGATAGTGTTATAGCTAATGTAGCATTAAGTGCAACAGATGCCGCTGGTTATGCGGTTAGTTATAGTGCTAATGCACTACCAACTGGATTGACATTAACTGGTTCAAACATATCTGGTACACCAACTGTGATAGCTGATAGTAGCACATTGTTAACTGCTACGGCTGCGACAACAACTCGTAGTGCGGTAAGAACTATCAATTGGAGTATTACAGTAGCCAATGATCCCTACTTTGAGTACAATACATTATTGATACCGGGTGCAAGTACAACTTTTGTAGATGATGCAAGTACAAATAACTTTGCCGTAACGATTGCGGGTGATACAAAGCCAAACAGTTTTAATCCGTATAGTCCTGGTTATTATAGTAACTATTTTGATGGCACCGGGGATTATATAAGTGTTCCGGATAATGTTGCGTTTACTATGGCAGCTGGTGACTTTACAATTGAATGCTGGGTAAATTTATCAACAATATCCGGATCTCAAATAATAATTGGAACCTGTGATTCAGGTGGTTCTCAGGGTTCTATGAGTTTTGTACTTAATGTAAACAGCGGGACACCAAGAATTGGCGTTGGCTATGGTGGTACTATGTATTTTGCTACAGCAGCATCTGCTATTACAGCAAATACATGGGTACATATAGCAGGAGTTCGTAACGGAGCCAGTGTTTATATATATGTAAATGGAGTTCAATCTACTGCATTGAATATGGCAAGTTTAGCCATAACTGACTCAACGCAAATAGTTGCTATTGGTAGAAATGGAGCCGGTAATTTTGAGTATGTCACTGGATATGTATCTAACGCACGCATCGTCAAAGGCACAGCAGTATACACTGGTGCATTCACCCCGCCCACACTTGCACCACTCACCAATGCGGGTTCAACTTCTGCTGCCGCATATCCAAGTACAATAAATGTAGATATCACTTTTGCATCTTCAGCAACAAGCTTGTTAACCAGCCAATCTAATCGTTTCATTGATAACAGTACAAACGCATTTACAGTAACAGTTGCGGGTAATACTTCAATAAAATCATTCCAACCCTTCACGCCAAACAGTAGTTATAGTCTATATGGTAGTGGATACTTTGATGGTACTGGTGATAGCATATATTCAAGTGTTTCTGCCGCTGGCGCAGGTTCATTTACTTACGAGGCGTGGGTTTATCCTGTAGCATTTGCAAGCAATAAGACAATTTTTAGAACTGATAACGGTGGAGCCCTTGACATTTCACTATTATGCAATTCAACAGGTCAACTTTTATCTTATGATAATTCTGGAACTTTACTTGCTTCTACTACTACAACTTTACAACTTAATACTTGGGCATATGTTGCATTAGTGCGTAACGGAACAGCAATGCAAATTTACATCAATGGTGTTGAAAGTCGAACAGGTGGATCCGGTACTTTTTCTAACAACATCACCTATACTCAACTTGATATTGGTGGTCGTTCAACTAATGGTGATGAAAGTTGGAATGGATATATCACTGATGCTCGGTATACCAAATCAGCAGTCTATACTACAACATTTACACCACCCTCTGCACCCTTAACAGCAATAGCAAATACAAGTTTATTAACCTTACAAAACAATCAATCAGTAAACAATAGTGTATTCTTAGATAACAGTACAAATAACTTTTTAGTAACACGCAACGGTAATACTACTCAAGGTACATTTTCACCTTATGGTGGTAACTGGAGTAATTACTTTGATGGTAGTGGTGATTATTTAAGTGTTCCGGGCAATTCCGTATTTGCATTTGGCACCGAGGATTTCACTTTAGAAGTTTGGTTATATGCAAACAGTATTAGTACAGGTACATTTGATAGGATATGTGCAACATCAGATTACAATGGATCAGGTTTTGACTGGTCATTAAACACTAGTACCTCTTTTTTATACGTAGGTGGTACAGCCTATTCAATAGGATCTATTACTACTAACACATGGCATCATCTTGTTTATACAAGAAGTGGTTCTGTCATTCGTGGCTTTAAAAATGGTAATCTTTCTAGTTACACAACCGGAGCATCACAAAATGTTGTATCTGTTACTCAATTATACATTGGTACCGGTTATAGTGGAACTGCACTTAATGGGTATCTATCAAATCTTCGTATAATAAAGGGATCAATTCCAGTTGCCTATCAAACAAGCAGTACGACTACTGGTACTCAAATATTTACCTCACCTACATCTCCTGTAACAGATATATCTGGTACAAGTTTATTAACCTGTCAGAGTAATCGTTTAATAGACAATAGTACAAACAACTTTGCTATTACAAAAGTCGGGGATACTAGTGTACAGCGTTTCTCACCATTCAATCCATCAATAGTAACCCCAACAAGTTATAGTGGTTATTTTGATGGTACTGGAGATTACTTAAATACTCCAAGTAATGCCGCTTTTGGATTTGGTACAGGAGATTTTACTATTGAAGCTTGGTATTATTTTACCGGTACAATAGGAACATATCAACGACCATGGTGGTTTGGTGATGATAATGATAATATTGAAATTAACGGTAGTGTTCTAAGAGTTGGTGGTGCTAGTCAAGGTACATTAATAACAGGTGGTACTACAATTCTTGCTAACACATGGTATCATGTTGCATTAACAAGAGCAAGTGGTAGTTATAAATTATGGCTAAATGGAACACAACAAGGTAGTACAGCTTCAAATAGTTACAATTCTTCTGCTAGAACTTTTACTATAATGGCAACTTCAGGAGGCTCTAATCCGTCGACCGGCTATGTTTCTAATTTGCGTATCGTCAAAGGTGTCGCAGTATACACCGGAGCATTCACTGTACCCACAAGCCCACTAACAGCAACACAAAGTAGTGGTACAAATATTGCCGCAATTACTGGAACATCAACAAGTTTATTAACCTGTCAATCAACTACATTTATAGATAACAGTACAAACAACTTTACTATATCTGCATTTGGCAATAGTCAACCAACTCAACAAAACCCATTTGGATATACCAGTGCAACTACAAATGGTTATACGGCGAGTACAATCGGCGGTAGTGGTTACTTTGATGGTACTGGAGATTTCCTACAGCTCTTAAGTGCTGGTACTTCGTTCAATATGGGTACTGGAGCTTTTACTGCCGAAGCTTGGATCTATCCACTGGTTTCAGATACGTGGCAAGGCGGCATTTCTACCATTGGTACTTTTGGAACCGGATTTGGCTTTAATATAACTAATACAAACAAAATACGATTTACTATTGGCGATAGCGGATCAGGTACTGACTTAGATAGTACTGCTAGTGTTCTTAAAAATACTTGGACACACATTGCAATTACCAGAAATTCTAGTGGAACTATGTCAGTGTTTATAAATGGCGGTTTACAAGGAACTGCTACCTCCAGCGCAAATATTACTAATACAGAATGTATACTTGGTAGAGGTTATCTTAACTTAGACCTAAATCTCTTAAACGGATACATGACAGATGTTCGTGTTATAAAAGGCACATCACTGTACACTAGTAACTTTGTACCACCTTCAGCACCCTTAACCGCAATACAAAATACAACACTGTTAACTAATATGACCGGTGCCGGTATCTACGATGCCGCAATGATGAATAACATGGAAACTGTTGGTGATGCAAAACTAAGTACAGCAATCTCAAAGTTTGGCGGAAGTAGTATGAGTTTTGACGGTACCGGGGACTATGTTATCGAGCCTACTAATGTCAACTTTGGTTATGGCACAGGCGATTTTACTATTGAGTTCTGGCTATATTTAAATACATTGGGATTACAAACTATTTTTAGTAATTTGACAGCCGATGCTAGTGTAAATCCACACATTTATTACAATTCAGGCCTTTTATATTTTACTAATAGTGCAAACAGAATTACAGGATCAACACTAAGTACAGCTACATGGTATCATATTGCTGTATGTCGTGCGTCAGGGTCAACAAAGATGTTTATAAATGGAACACAGAGTGGTAGTACTTACGCAGACACTAATAATTATGGCACTACTGCACCTCTTGGTATTGGCACATATTGGAGATCAGGCACACCAGCTACTACTGAGACATTTAACGGTTACCTAGACGATCTACGCATCACAAAAGGTTATGCACGTTATACTTCTAACTTCACACCACCGGCAGCTGCATTCCCAATCTATTAACTTAAACAAATTATGACAATAATAACTAGATTAAGCAAGGTTGGGCAGTAACTTAAGTTACAGTATCCATATACCAGACAGCATAAATACACTAAAGGCCCTATCCAAATGGCATTGACAGTAATTCAACCCTCAGGAGTTAATAACTCTGCAAACTATACCTTTAATGGAGTGACATTGACGGGGAATCTCACTGTGGCTAATGTGAGTAATCTGGGGGCGGTGGGCAATGTTATCATCACCGGTGGCAGTAACGGGCAAGTATTAACCACTAATGGATCAGGTGGACTAAGTTGGGCAACAGGTGGAAGTGGTAGTAGCAGTAATATCAGCAATGGTAATTCAACTGTCAATATCCCCGCAGCCAATGGCAATATAAATCTAACGGCTGTAGGTAATACTACAATAGTAGTGACAGGTACCGGTGCTAATATCACTGGTACATTAAATGTTAGCAACGCAACTACTAGTGGTAATTTTGCGACGGCTGGTAACTTAACAGCAAGCTTTATTGTATCAAATGTAGCGACAGGCACAGCACCTCTTACCGTAACAAGTACAACTCGCGTTGCAAATCTTAACGTTAATTATGCCAACGTTGCTGACTTTGGAGTGGTTACAACACAGACTACTGGTACATTCTATCCTGTATTTGTAAGTGGAAATACTACCGGCAACTATGCACCTGCATCAAACAGTGGCTTCTCGGCTAATTTAGCCAATGGAGCACTGATAGCAACTACATTCGTTGGTGCATTGAGTGGAGCAGCAACTACAGCAGGTACTGTTACTACTGCTGCTCAACCTAATATTACTAGTGTTGGTACATTGACAAGTTTAGCAGTTACAGGCAACATCACAGCAGGCAACTTGATTGGAGTACTTGCAAATGGTAACAGTAATGTGTATATTGCTACAGCAAACGGCAATGTAACTATAGCAGCAGTTGGTAATACAACCCTAATAATAACTGGGACTGGTGCTAATATCACTGGTACATTAAATGTAAGTGGTAATCTATCAGCAGGTAATGTAAGTGCAACAAACGGCAATTTTACTACTGCTAACGTAAGTGGTCAATTAATTTCAACTATAGCAATTGGTACTGCCCCGTTAGTTGTTACTTCAACCACGCTAGTTGCCAACTTAAATGCTAATACCTTAAACGGAGCAACCACCGCTTCCGCTAATACAGCTAGCACAATTGCATTAAGAGATGCAAATGGTAACGTCTCAGCTAACTTTTTTATTGGTAATGGTAGTCAATTAACAGGCATAGCGACTGGTAGTTCATCTAATATATCTAATGGCACAAGCAATGTAAATATTGCTGCATCTGGTGGTAACATCACTGCGGGGGTAGGCGGAACTGCAAACATATTAATACTAACCACCACTGGTGCTAATATCACGGGTACAGCTAATGTCAGTGGTAATGCCAATGTTGGTAACTTGGGTACCGCAACTGCTATCATCGCTACTGGTAATATTACAACGATTAACAGTGGATTATTACAAAATAGCACTAGTAATATCGTGGTGACTAGTGCGGGAAATGTAACAATAACTGCTGCTGGTAACGCTACTCTAGCCGTCACTGGGACTGGGGCTAATGTCGCCGGTACATTAAATGTTACAGGTAATGTGGCACTTAGTGGCGCTAACGTTAGTTTGGGAGCAGTCGGAAACGTTAAGATTACCGGCGGTACAAGTACATATGTGTTAAGTACAGACGGTGCGGGTAACTTAAGTTGGGCAGCTGCTCCTTCAGGAGCAAATGTTACAGTAGATAATTTTACGGGTAATGGTGTACAAACAATATTTACTTTAAGCACTACTCCAATTGGTATAAATCAAACCAGTGTTAACTATAATGGAGCTACAGTATTACGTACAGATTATTCATTGACAGGTGCAAACATTACATTTAGTAGTGCTCCTGCAAATAGTAGTTATATAGAAGTAACAACAATCAATCTCACATCCGGTGGAGGTGGCGGAACATCAGCGGCAGCCGCAGTAGGCTATTCATTAATATTTGGAGGATAACATGGCAGCACCAAACATAATCAGTGCAACAACAATCAATGGTAAAACAACCGGTGCAAATCTAACAACTACCGCGGCAACTACAGTATTAAACAATGCCAGCGGTAGTGGTAAGTGTTTAAAAGTAAACGTATTAAACGTAGCTAATTACGGTAATAGCGTAGCTAATATTACCATTGGTTATTATAGTGCAGCCAACGTTGGTGGAACATTATTTCAACTTGTGGGAAATGTAAGTGTTCCTAGTAATAGTACATTAAATGTTATTGACAAAACAAGTCAGTATTACTTAGAAGAAAACAGTAGTCTAGGAGCAACCGCAGGCACAGCAAACACATTGTGTGTTACTTGCAGTTATGAGGATATAAGTTAAAATGGTTAAAAGATATTATGGGGGCGTAATATCTGCTACACAAGCTGTGGCTAATGTAACATCAGCTTCTGGATTTTTTAATACTAGTCAACAAATACAAGCTAAACAGGCCGGCAATTGGCCTGGGCCAATACCTGTGTTTACTGTACTTGTTGTTGCGGGCGGAGGATCGGGCGGTGGTGGCGGTAACCAAGCGGGCGGTGGTGGCGGCGGCGCTGGTGGAGTAACGCCTGTTAGTAACCTCATTCTGTCGGTTGGAGTAACTTATACGGTTAGTGTCGGCGCCGGGGCTACTGCAATATCTGGTGGTAGTGGCGTAAAGGGCGGGAATTCTGCAATTGGTACTACTACTGCTGAAGGCGGCGGCTTCGGAGGTGGTTGGAACTATGCTAGCAGTACAGGAGGATCTGGTGGTGGTGCAGGATATGGCAATGTCCAGGCTGCATCGGCTTCTAACGCAGTAGCTCCTCAACTTGGAAATAGTGGTGGAGCAGGTATTTCTACTGGCGGATACCCAGGTGGCGGTGGAGGTGGTGCCGGCGCGGCAGGAGGTAATGCACCAAATAATGTGACTGGCGGAACAGGAGGTATAGGATACCAATCATCAATTAGCGGCACTGCTACCTATTACGGTGGAGGCGGAGGAGCAGGTAATTGGAGCGGTACTGCAGGTACCGGTGGAACCGGCGGCGGAGGTACCGGAAGTACTAGTGCGCAGGGATCAAGTGGTACAGCTAATACTGGTGGTGGTGGTGGTGGTAGTACTGCTAATGCTAGTCAAGGCACCGGTGGAACAGGCGGCGGCGGCATAGTTGTTCTTAGTTATCCGGATTCTTATCGAGCAGCTACATCTGCTCCCGGAGCAACAGCTACAACCTCCGGTGGTAATAGAATATATACTTGGACTACTTCTGGATCTTTTACATTCTAAATAAGAAAATTAAATAATGAGTCATTTTGCACAAATAGATGAAAACAACACAGTAACACAGGTTTTAGTAATAGAACAAGCTGTTGTAGATACCGGTATGTTTGGCGATCCAACCAGCTGGATTCAAACCAGCTATAATACTAGTGCAGGAGAACATAGACTCGGTGGCACTCCGCTCCGTAAAAATTATGCCGGCATCGGCTACTCATATGATAGCACAAGAGATGCTTTCATTCCACCTAAACCATTTGCAAGTTGGGTATTAGTAGAAGATACTTGCTTATGGCAAGCACCTACTCCACGGCCATCTGATGGAAAAATGTATACCTGGGATGAAGATACACTATCTTGGATTGATATAACTATACCTCAGTAACTGTTATAGGAGTCAAATTGGATTAAATACATAGATAGACCAACATATAAGAGATTTACTAATGGCAATTACAAAGTTACAACCGTTTAACCTAGATTCAACTGCTAACTATACCTTTGCCAATATTACCACCGGCAATGCTAATTTAGGAAATGCAGCTACTGCAAATTATTTCATTGGATCAGGTAATAACTTAAGTAATATTCAGTCTGCCAATTTGTCCGGACAAGTAGCTAACGCACTAGTATCTGGCACTGTGTATACAAACGCTCAACCAAACATAACAAGTGTTGGTAATTTAACTGGGTTAACCGTAAGTAATGCAACAGGTGTAGTTGATTTTACTACTACAGCAAACGTTACATTGGGTACAATTGCTAATGTACATATCACAGGCGGTTCTAGTAGTCAATATCTACAAACAGATGGCGTGGGTAATTTATCCTGGTCTACCATAAGTTCTAGTGCTATTAGTAATGGCACAAGTAATGTTAATATCCCCACAGCAAACGGCAATGTAAACTTAACGGCTGTAGGTAATACTACAATGGTAGTTACTGGTACAGGTGCTAATATCACTGGTACAGCTAATGTTTCAGGGACAAGTTCATTTGGTGCTAACGTAGACTTAAACACCAACTCCATCAATAATCTGCACGACCCTGTTGCAGCGCAAGATGCGGCTACCAAGAATTATGTTGATACAGTGGCTAAGGGGTTGAACATTCACGAAGCTGCCTACGTAGCTACCACTGGTAATCTAGATACAGCTACATCGGGAACGGTATCGTATAACAACGGCGCATCGGGAGTTGGTGCTAATCTAGTAACAACTGGAACGTATTTGTTAATCGACGGTGGTAATGTACAGACAGTTGGTACTCGTATCCTCGTTAAAAATGAAGCAAATCAAGCATGGAATGGCGTGTACACATACGCGAATACTACCGTTATTGTACGTGCTATAGACTTTGATACATCCACTGAGGTAAATGGTGGAGACTTCTTATTTATAACTTCGGGTAGTACACAGGCTGATACTGGCTGGGTGCAGATAACAGATAATGTGGTTATTGGCACAAGTAACCTCGTATTCGATCAGTTTTCAGGTGTAGGTACATATCAAGCTGGTACCGGTTTAACATTAACCGGGCAAACCTTCTCAGTAAATGTAGCGCAGCCCACAATCACTAGTGTTGGTAATTTAACTGGGTTAACCGTAAGTAATGCAACAGGTGTAGTTGATTTTACAACCACAGCTAATGTTACATTGGGTGCGGTAGGTAATCTACATATAAGTGGCGGTTCTAGTAGTCAATATCTACAAACAGATGGCGTGGGTAATTTATCTTGGTCTACCATAAGTTCTAGTGCTATTAGTAATGGCACAAGTAATGTTAATATCCCCACAGCAAACGGCAATGTAAACATAACTGCTGCCGGTAATACCACACTGGTAATCACTGGTACTGGTGCTAACGTTACTGGTACAATTAATGTAAGTGGTAATGCTAATATTGGCGCGGGAAATGTTGTTTGGGATGGTACAAATTTTAGAATTAATACAACTAAAATTCAATTAGGTTCTAATGCTGGTGTTACCAGTCAAGGCGCAAATGCAGTAGCTATTGGTGTCAATGCCGGCAATAACTTTCAAGGCGCCAATTCAGTAGCAATTGGTAGTCTGGCTGGCGCCAACCCGGCCACTGTATCTACCAATTATGTATCAGGTGGAGAGATTGATACCACCCTAATAGTTGTAGACACTACTGGGATTATTTCAGGTATGAAAATATCTGGAACAGGGTTCACTAGTGGACAAACAGTAGTTTCGGTGACTGATGGAACAACATTGGAAATATCAGCGTCGGCAGACTCAACCCCATCTGGATCGCTAACATTTGTAGGTGGCCAAGGTGACAATTCAGTAGCTGTGGGTTTGTATGCTGGTTCAGTACTGCAAGGCACATATTCAGTAGCTATTGGCGCTGCGGCTGGCAGTACCCGGCAAGGGGCATCAGCAGTGGCTATCGGGTTGAGTGCGGGAGTAGGCAGCCAAGGCGCAAGTGCAGTCGCTATTGGTGATAATGCTGGTCAAGATACACAAGGCGCAAATGCGGTAGCTATCGGTAGTAAGGCTGGTACCTATCTTCAATCTAATAATGCAGTAGCTATAGGACATCTGGCTGGTGCGTATTCACAAGGTACATATTCAGTGGCTATCGGTTACTATGCTGGCAATAATACTCAAGGTATTTTTTCAGTGGCTATCGGCCAATATGCCGGCTTCGACCACCCGGGTGGTTACACAGTTGCAATTGGAAGTTCAGCTGGCCGATATACACAAGGCGCAAGTGCAGTGGCTATTGGTGAGAATGCCGGTAGCAACACGCAAGGCACATATTCAGTGGCTATCGGTGCTAATGCCGGTAGCAACTTGCAAGGCGCAAATTCAGTGGCTATCGGTGCTAATGCCGGTAGCAACACGCAAGGCACATATTCAGTAGCAATTGGTAGAGGTGTAGGTGCCAATACACAAGGCGCAAGTGCAGTGGCTATTGGTGATAATGCCGGTAAAAATACACAGGGCAGTCGTTCAGTGGCAATTGGCTTCTACGCCGGCGGCGGCGATCAAAGCCTCTATTCAGTAGCTATTGGTGACCAGGCCGGCACCACCAATCAAGGTGGAAATGCGGTGGCTGTCGGTCCATTCGCCGGCGCGTTCGACCAAGGCGCAAATTCAATAGCTATTGGTGCACGTGCTGGTCAAGGCGATCAAGGCGCAAATTCAGTGGCTATCGGCCGCTACGCCGGCGGCTATACGCAAGGCGTAAATGCCGTAGCTATTGGTGCTAATGCCGGTTATACCAGTCAAGGCAATAACTCAATCATTATTAACGCAACTGGCGCAAACTTAGAGCAAACTACTGCTAATACATTTACTGTGGCACCGGTTAGAAATGATACTTCAAATATTGCTGAAGTTATGTTCTACAATGCTACTAGCAAAGAAGTTACATATGGTAACACAATTAGTATTGCTGGTAATATTTCAGCAGGTAATGTAAGTGGAAATGGCACAGTCCAAGCAAACAATCACACTGTAACTGGCGCAGCTACTGGTAATTTGAATGTGTCTACTATTACTGGTAACTTGGGATTTAGATCACTAGCATCAACATACACAGATGATTCGGCTTCAGCCTCAGGCACTATAGCTCTAGCTGCGGTACACGCATTAGCAATACCAACAATAGCAGCATCAAATGCAACTGTAACCGTCACTACGGGAGCGACATTGTATGTTGCAGGTGCCCCCGCAAACAGCACTAATATCACCACATTTACTAATCCCTATGCGTTGTATGTGGCTGCCGGTAATAGCTTTTTTGGTGGCAATATTATAGGTAATCTTGCAAATGGCAATTCAAGCGTTAAGATACCTGCAGCTAATGGTAATATAAATCTAACGGCTGTAGGTAATACTACAATAGTAGTGACAGGTACTGGTGCCAACATCACTGGTACATTAAATGTAAGTGGTAATGCTAATATTGGTCTAGGTAATGTTGTTTGGAATGGCACAAACTTTAGAATTAACACCACTACTATTCAATTGGGTGCTAATGCTGGTGTTACCAGTCAAGGCGCGAATTCGGTAGCCATTGGTGCCAACGCCGGCGTTACCAACCAAGCAGCCAACTCGATAATTATTAACGCAACTGGTGCGACCTTAGACCAAACAACAGCCAATACATTTACAGTTGCACCAATCAGAAATGATACAAGCAACATAGCTAATGCGCTATACTATAACATAGCAACTAGCGAGATATCTTATGCTCCACCTGCAGGTGGGGGTAGTACTACGGTAGTAGCGTATCCAGATTCTGCTACAATTACACTAAATTCAGCAAATACTGACATAGGTACACAAACAAATACACAGGTGGCCGGCACGCTAACTATTGCGGCACCAACTGGTTCACCAACAGACGGACAAAAAATAATGATTAGACTACAAGCAACCAATACACAGACTTTTTCCTTTAACGCCGTATTCAACGGATCACTAGATTTATCATTGCCCACTACCAGTAGCAATGGTAGTAAATACGATTACCTAGGATTTATTTATAATTCAGGTGCTACAAAATGGAACTTTATTACTAGAAACTTTGGATTTGTATGAGCATACTTACCACCTACAACACATATCGGTTTGAAAAAACGCTTCCGGATGGCAGAAGATATTCTGATGCTATAATGCTACCAATGGACCATACCTTAACAGATGAAGAAATTCTCGCCAAGCAGGAAGCAAGATTTGAACAGTGGATAATAGCTATCACTCGCGTAGACACACCAACTGATGTAGTACCAGACATAGTACCAGACATAGTACCAGACGTAGTACCAGAATAATTTATGGCTACCAAATATTGGAGAACAGCATCAACAGGCAACTGGGGTCTAAGCTCAAGTTGGTCCTTGATCGGTCCAGGCGGAGGGACGACTGCCATCCCTACAGCAGCAGATGATGTAATATTTAATGTTAACGCTAATATTACAACCTCCACCGGTGTTTGTAGAAACATAACTATAAATAGCGACGTATATCAGACCGGTACCGGCTCGATCACCGTCAGTGGCAGCATTTATATAAATCAATCATTTGGTCAAAGTTCCACTGCTGGTGCTATGATTATGACCAGCAGCAGCGCCGCAGAAATTTATCAATTCTATGGAAACTTTCACAAATTAACTATTAGTAAGGTTAGTGGAACTGTTACTTTACTGAGTGCGCTGAACGTGACTGTAGCTCCGACTACTAGTATTCTTAACTTTACTGCCGGTAATTTCTATTTCAACTCCTACACAGTAACTTGTTCGTTATTTGCTAGTTTAACTGGAACTCGGTCCTGGTCTCAGACTGGTGATATGTACGTCACTGGTACATCAGGTATTGTGTATAACGTATCTCCCGGTGGCGTTTCTACATATGATAGAACAGGAACGGTATATATACAAGGCGCAGCAGCAACTGTAACCGCAAATATGGGCGCTTTTTCGTATGCGACCTCGTGGAACATAACGTTAGGATCTCCCTGGACCTATGCTATTACTGGCGCCGCCTATAATTTTACTCTCAACGGCGCGGCCTCCGGCGCGGTAACCGTATTTAACGACTTTGCTGGTACTGGTGCTAACTGTCCAAGCTTAGTAGTTACATTCTCTAATTCTTCTGCCGGACAAGTTAGAGAATTTAGTTGGGCAGGAACTTTATCGGGACTTACTATCCCTGCCCTGTTCGCTAACGTTACGTATAATATTAATTATGCTCGATTTACTGGCGCCAGTCCTCTAAATTTTTCTGGCTCAGGGTACACGTACAATCTCTATGATGTGACATGGACTACTGGCCAGACCGCTTTAACTGGCGCTCTCTCCACTTATTACTTTGCTAATGTAAGTTGGACTAGCGGTGTGTTTTATATTAGCGCTGCCACTTCTCAATTTTATTTTGGTATTGTACGGAATACTCTTAGTACAGGCTCTATGGTTTTTATAGGGATCGGCACCGTCTATCATATTAATGATGGTTCTAACCCAGCAGATATACAATTAACAGGAACACTGGTATTTAGTGCAGGTACAATAGCGTTCGAGGATCTGTTCCATACAACGATAATTTGTAGAACGTTTACATCTGCGGTAACAACTGCTAGGGTAATTAATTGGAATACATTTTTTGATTCTTTTATTGTATGTACCGGAGTCGATGGCACGCTCCGCATATCAAACTCAACGGGGCTAACAACAAACACTACTGATAGTATGAATTATTCTGGTCAGGGTTCTGGAAGTAATACTTGTGGATTTAAAATAACCGGCACCGCCCCGGTTACCGGTAGCTTGTTTGGTACAATGACCCTTGCAAATGGTGCATTCAATGTATACGTTGGCGAAGGTGCAAGTACTAGTATTACTAGTGGAACAGTACGAAACTTAGTTTTAATAAACAATGTAACGATAACAACTGCATCGGTGGTTACCGTGCTAAAATCAGTGTATGCCTGGGGAGGAAGTTTAATTACTCAGAACCTGACCGGGCTTACGTTGAATATGACCGGAATAGATTATTATACTTATGATTTCAATTACCGTGTTAGTGTTGTTAATTTTACTACTGCAAGCGCCCATTGGACATTAACTAATGTTTATGCGACTACTGGGAATTTTACTGGAGGTTTTTCAACTTACGACTATGGGAATCTTAATATAGTCGGTGTATTGACTTATGGTGGATCGCAAGCAAACCATTATTTCATTTATGCACGCGCAGCAAGTGCAACCTATAACGGTACTAATTTTGCTGCTTGTACTTATGATGACTTTCAACTTACAGGAGCTCATACGATAGGTGGAACTGATACCACTCATACTATGAATTATGTACGCGCAGCAAGTGGGTCTTATACTGGGACTGGAACTTTCAACTACTATGATGTTGGTTTTACTGGCTTACTTACTGCGTCTGGTACTGGTTCCACACACAATCTTACATTAGTAACAGCGGCATCTATCACATTATCTGGTACTACTGTAAATTATGCTCTTACAAATTGTACAGCAACAACCACAATTACATTATCTGGTGCATCGTCATATTATACTATTACCTACGTAAGGACTGGCAATCTAGTATTAAGTGGATCTGGAGCACAATACTACTCCTATGATGTAGTTGCTACAAACACAACAAGTGGCGTTAATCTTACACTTGGTAATTTAGTTCTTTATCAAGATTTAACTGCTGCGGCATTCCTATGTACTGGGGCTTCAGCACGGTCTATAAATTTTGGTAATTATAACATAATAACATCAGGTGTTGGAGTTTGGAATTTAGCAACTACTACCGGACTTACTACAAGCACTACAGGTGGTGGCGCATATTTACAAGGATCAGGTACAGTATCTTTAGGTACACTTGATCAAAATAATGCCATAAACATCACTCTGTTAATTAATGCTGCCTTCACCACAGGTACAATGCGAAACTTTGTAAATAGTCTAGGTTACCTTAACAATGCATATTATCCAACTGGCACACCAACACTTACTATATATGGAAATGTAATATTATCCAATAATCCCGGATTTGCCTTAGGTCAAACAGATTTCTCACCCTATTGGAGTGCTATTCCTATTATTATGGGCAGACCAGATGGTGGTGCGCAAACTTTGCAAACAGCAACTGATACTCCTTGGGGGCCGGCACTACTTACGCTTGGATCATTAACAATCAATCAGCCTAATACCATACAATTGACATACCCCACTGGGGCAACTACATTTGTGCATACTAATGGAACTCTTGATCTTACTAGTTACTCATTGAATGTGAAAACTTCATATACAGTAACTAATAATGCTAATGCTAAGTATATCTCTTTTGGTGCTAATGATATTATTATTGCTGCAACAACAGGAACACCGTGGAGTGCAACAGATAGTAATTACTTAACATGTTCTGGTACTGGGCAAGTAACCATTAGAGGTGGTACTGTTGTAAACGGTAGTACTAGTAGAAAATATGCAGATCAACCTAACTTCTATCTACAAGAAAATGCAACAGCGTATACATTAACCTCTCCATTTACTACTAGAAATTTGACTATTAACAATTATACGCCTACTGCAAGTTTCATATTTTATATTGGTGGAAATTTAGTATGGACTTTCTCTGCAACAGGTATACCAAGTACAGTTACGTTTACTTTTAATTCAAGTCCTGCTGCTACTATATCAACCAATACAACTAGTTTTGCCCTTCCCTTGGTAACTGTTAATGACAAAACATTAACTGCTGCTAGTAATATATTATTTACCGATATGGTAGTGAACTCGGGCTTTGCTTCTGCTGGATATACAATGAATGTCAGTACATTGTTAACAGTTAATAGTGCGGGTTCAATTACGTGTGGTGCAAGTACTTGGAATATGCTGGGAAGTGGAGCCAGTACAGGATGGAATATGATTTCTGGTGCTACTATTGACGCAGGAACTTCAACTATTGCTTTCAGTGGAGCCGGCGAGAAATATGCAGCATTTGGTTCGGGACAAACAGTCAATCAACTGACAAATTCAGGAACATTCACGCCGTCAAGTGGTGGCGATGGTACAAATTGGTTAAATTTAACCACAGCTACTACAGTCCGTACATTGACAAATACAGTTACACCAGCCGGATTTAAGTTTACTGCCACACCAACAGTTGGTAATTTGAGTATCACCGGAGTTTCTGGCTCGCCGGCGTACCTGCAAGGAAATCTCACTAATAATGGAGTTTATTTACAAAACATACCATATGTTAGTTTACTTAACTCATCTACTACTGGCGGGGCGGGATGGTATCTTGGTTACACTGCAGTAGACAACGGCGGCAGCACAGGCTGGCATTTTATTAATTCTTCTGCTTTTTCAGGGATGGCATTCTTTTAAATAAATGTAGTTGACCCAATCACTCTTCTCCTGTCATACCACAAGTGTTATACTTATAAAAAGTTAGAGTATCTTGCCGCGCAAAATATGTATTTAATTACGGAACTTGCGCGGTGCTAAGTAGTATACTCTACGATATTATAATATATGACTACTATACTGAACCAAAATAGCTCTATCAAAAAAACGTTTTACTTTATGGCCGGACTACCCCGCAGTGGTAGCACTTTGCTTTCATCTATCTTAAATCAAAATCCTCGTATTCACAGTGGCCCAAGTAGCCCAGTCCACGGCTTAATGCTTAATCTAGACACTCATATTCGCACAGATGAACTATTCCGAGCTTTCCCCAAGCCAATAGAAGCTAATAAAATAATTGGTTCTATTATTGATAACTTTTACAGTGATGTAGATCGTCCAATCATTATCGATAAAAATCGAGCTTGGGTAAATCGTCCCCACTACATTACTGGATACTTAAATACCACTCCAAAAATTATCTGCCCAGTTCGCAACATAGATGAAATTTTAACTTCATTCATCACCATGTGCCGGCGAAATCCATTTAATGGTGAAAAAATCAATTTCATTGATAAAATGTTGATTCAGGCTAACGTAGAGTTGAACGATACTGAACGCTGCCGGGCATTGGTAGGACCCGGAATCATTGGGCAATCATATGACGCTATTAAGCAACTATTAGTAGATGGTAAATCCGATATGCTACACTTTGTTGAGTATAACGACCTGATTAGAACCCCCAAAGAAGTTATGCGTAAACTCTATCAGTTTTTGGGTGAGAAATACTATGATCACGATTTTACCAACATAGTAAATGTTCACCCCGAACAGGATATGGATGTGTATGGATTTGCTGATATGCACCAAGTTCGCCCTGATATTTCTCGGTTGTCACCCAGTCCTCATGATATTCTGCCAGCTGGCGTCATTAAATCGTGTGTCGATGCTGAGTTCTGGAGAGACTTCGATGCAAGTAATACCAATACAACAACATAACAATAGGTAAGATATGAAGATAAATGTCACTAAACGTTCTGGATTAATAGAGCAGCTTACTATAGAAAAATGGCAATCGCAAATCGCTAAAATCTGTACAGGGATAGCGGATGTCAGCCAATCTATGATAGAAATCAAAGCGCAGCCGCATTTCTACGATGGTATAACCACACAGGAAATCGACGGTATCACGCTTAGAGCTATCGTAGACTTGATAGATGTAGAATCAAATCCAGATGTTGGTCACACTAATTATCAATACGTGGCAGGTAAACAACGACTATCTATGTTGCGCAAAGATGTGTATGGTGGATACGAGCCTCCCCGTTTGTTTGATATTGTAAAAACAAACGTAGAAACAGGACTCTATACCGCTGAGTTGCTGGTGTGGTATACTGAAGAGGAATGGGATAAAATGGATTCGTTCATTGATCATTCTAAAGACGAGCAATATAGTTATGCCGCCATTGAGCAACTGATTGAGAAATATCTAGTAAAAAATCGCTCTACCAAACAAAGCTACGAAACGCCACAGGTTAGGTACATTGTTGCAGCCGCCACTGTCTTCCACAAAGAAGAACCTTTGTCTGCCAGAATGCGTTACATAAAGGAATATTACAATGCAGCCAGTGACGGCTTATTCACTCTCGCTACTCCTGTTCTTGCTGGGCTTGGCACTCCCACTAAGCAGTTTTCTAGTTGTGTCCTCATTCGCAGTGATGATGATCTTGACAGTATTTTTGCTAGTGGCGAAATGATGGCAAAGTATGCCAGCAAACGCGCCGGCATTGGTTTAGAAATTGGACGACTACGCCCACTAGGTAGCCCCATTCGCGGTGGTGAGATTATGCACACAGGTATGATTCCATTCTTAAAGAAATGGTTTGGTGATCTGCGTAGCTGTTCGCAGGGTGGGATCCGCAACGCCAGTGCGACCATCACATATCCAATTTGGCACTATCAATTTGATGACCTCATTGTGCTTAAAAACAATCAAGGCACAGAAGAAACTAGAGTTCGGCATATGGACTACAATGTTGTGCTAAATGCGTTCTTCTGGAGACGGTTTAAAAATCGTGAGCAAATAACCTTCTTCGATCCCAACCAAGTCCCTGAACTGTATGAAGCCTTCTATCGTGATACACCTGCATTTGAAGAAATGTATGTAAAATACGAACAACGAACCGATCTCCGCACCAAAACAATGAGTGCGGAAGAGGTGTTTAAGAGTGGAATTTTGAAAGAGCGTACTGATACTGGTAGAATTTATCTTACATATATTGATAATGTTCAAGCTCAAGGTCCGTTTGATCCAGAATTTCATACTATCTATCAATCCAATTTGTGCCAAGAAATACTACTTCCTACAAAATCATTTAAACGTTTAGACGATGATACCGGCAGGATAGCTCTCTGCACACTTGGTAGCATTAATTGGGGAAGTTTCCGTAATCCAGAAGATATGAAGCGAGCCTGTAAGATTCTCGCCCGTAGTCTCAACAACATATTAGATTACCAAGATTTTTTGAGTATCCAAAGCAAATTGTCTAATGATGAAATTCGCCCATTGGGCATTGGTGTTACTAATCTAGCATATTGGCACGCAAAGCGCGGCCTTAAATATGGTGAGAAAGATGCATTGCAGGAAGTTAAATCTTGGATGGAACATCAGGCATTTTACTTGACTGAAGCCACTGTAGAAGTAGCTAAAGAACGTGGACCTTGTTTACATAGCGATAAAACTAGGTATGGTCAGGGAATATTCCCCTGGGAGTTAAGGGCTAAAGGGGTAAATGAGTTAGCAAACTTTGCACCTGAACTTGATTGGGAAACACTACGCACTAATATGAAACAGTATGGAGTCAGGAATGCTACTCAAATGGCTATTGCTCCAGTTGAAAGCTCAAGCGTTGTTATTAATAGCACTAATGGTATTGAAATGCCAATGAGTTTGATTAGCGTTAAAGAAAGCAAAGCAGGGTCATTAACACAAGTTGTCCCCGAATACCACAAATTGAAATCGAAGTATCAATTGATGTGGGATCAAAAAGATTGTGATGGCTACTTGAAAACAGCAGCAGTGTTGGCCGCCTACATAGATCAAAGTATCAGCACTAATACATTCTACTCCCCAAAGCATTTTGCAGATCGTAAAGTGCCCTCTACCTTGATTGCAAAGAACTTAATGCAGGCTCACTTATATGGGCTTAAAACTCTGTATTATAGTTTAATTGACAAGCAAGGATCAAAGTCAGAGGCTGAAATTGCTCCTCTGATGCCTATTAATTTTGATGATGAAGAATCATGTGAAAGTTGCACCCTATGAGCCTAGAACAATACAACCTAAACACTAAAACAGATTATCTGCGCCGTAAAATGTTCCTGGATCCTGCTGGGCCGGTGGTCATCCAAAGATTTGAAGAGGTCAAGTATCCCAAGATTGCTGATTTTGAGCAAACCGCCCGTGGTTTCTTTTGGCAACCAGAAGAGATTAGCTTAAGCAAAGATGCTAATGACTTCAAGGACGCCAGCGCCGCAGTCAAGCATATCTTTACTAGCAATCTATTGCGACAAACAGCATTAGACAGCTTACAGGGCCGAGCACCAAGTCAAGTCTTTATGCCGGTAGTATCATTGCCTGAACTTGAAGCATTGATTTACAACTGGACCTTCTTTGAAACAAATATTCATAGCAAGAGCTATAGTCATATCATTCGTAATATTTACAATGTTCCAAAAGATATCTTCAATACCATACACGATACTCAACAAATCATTGATATGGCTTCAAGTGTGGGTAACTACTATGAAGCATTGCATATCCTCAACTGTAAAAAACAATTACATCTACCAGTAGTAGAAAGTGAGCATATTAAAGCAATTTGGATGGCATTACACGCTAGCTATGCGCTAGAAGCATTTAGATTTATGGTGTCATTTGCTACTAGCTTGGCAATGGTTGAGAATAAACTCTTTATGGGTAATGGTAATATCATCAGCTTAATCTTGCAAGATGAGTTGTTACATAAGGGATGGACAGCATACATCATCAACCAAGTAGTTAAAGAAGACAGCCGCTTTGCAGCAGTTAAACAAGAATGCGAACACGAAGTATATCAGCTTTATGTGGATGTTATTAGAGAAGAAAAAGAATGGGCAGACTATCTATTCAACAAAGGCCCGGTGATTGGACTAAACGCAAATATTCTCAAAGACTTTGTGGATTACACTGCAATGGGCGCATTGAAAGAAATTGGAATCAAGTATCAAACTCTCTCACCCAAAACTACTCCTATTCCGTGGTTTAATAAACACACTGACACAAGTAAAAAACAGTCTGCTCTTCAGGAAACAGAAAGCACGAATTATGTTATGGGAGTGATGAGTGAATCATTACACTATGATGAATTACCCGCACTATAAGGAAATAAAATGAAAGCAGTTATTTGGTCAAAATACCATTGTACCTTTTGCGATCAAGCAAAGGCATTACTAACACAAAAAGGTATCCCATTTGAAGAACGCAAAATAGGCGATGGTTATACCAAAGAAGAATTATTAGAGGCAGTACCAAATGCCCGCACGGTACCACAAATCTTCATTGATGGAGAACTTGTGGGTGGGTTCACTGAACTCAAACAAAAATTAGCAGATTAAAAGGAATACAATGAAATTCACAATAGGAACAGTAGTTACCTTAAAACTTAACAGTGGTGAGGAATTAATAGCCAAAGTAGTAGGCGACACAGATATGAACGGGTTTATTACAGTAGAAGAACCCGTATCAATTGCTCCGGGTCCACAGGGTTTAGGTTTAGTGCCTAGTGTGTTCACTGCGGATCCAAAAGGTAAATTTATGTTAAACACTAAAAGTATTTCAATTGTAGCAGCAACCGATGACAATGTAAAACTAAAATATTTGGAAGCGACCACTGGTATCAAAGTTCCAGAGAAAAAGTTAATTCTAAGCTGATATACCAGCACTGTTAACTATGCATAAATATACTATAGAAAGACAATATAGACATATGGCACAGTTAAGTAGACAAGGTGATGCAAACACTACCGGTGGAACCATAATCAGGGGAGCAGGTACGGTGTTTGCTAATGGAATTCCCGTGGGACTGCATCTCAGCGCAATCACCTCGCACGCCCCGTTTGGAAGAAAACCACACCCGCCACATCAGGCAGCACAAACTACAGATGGTAGCCCCACTGTTATTTGTGAGGGTGACCCTGTCTTACGAGTAGGTTCAGGTAATACCTGTGGTCACACTATTATTGAAGGTAGCCCGGACGTATTCTGCCCATGAGCCAGTCTGGTAAACAAAGCCCACTGGGCGTTAATGTAAACGGATCCCTATTACAAAATGTAGGGTTTTACATTAATCCGGTCGCTCAGGGTTATATGGGCACTAGCAAAACAAACACTGATTACACAATGGGCACTGTGGTTGGAGGAACTTGTCTTCGATTGCTTGCTTATGCAATCAATGATGCTTATACTAGAGGAGTGGTGGCGCAGACCCCCACCGGAACATCAACCTATGACAATTTAATTTCAATTGGGGCTGGCACGATACCGGCATTAGGTGATAGTAAACCAACTACTTACATAGTATCCGATCCCTCAGCTAGATGGCAAGGTGAAGCTACTACTGGATATAGTGAAGTAGGCGATACTGGGCAAGGACAAAGCGCAACTTGGATACCTTACAACACTAATAATGCGAACAAAAGTGTAACTCAGTGGGGTTACTTACGATTACCAGCATTGCAGGCTTGGAATGAGTTTAATTGGAATGGCATACCAGCCGGCGCCGGAATGCCAGAATACAAAGATTTTGTATCATCCTTCTTAACACTTGATGGATTTGTACGCTATTCTAACACTGCTATCAATGCGATGAAGCAAGGACAAACCTTCTTAGAAGGCACCTACAGCAATATGAATGATTTGATAAGTGCTGATATCACTGGTGTTAGCTTGTCAACAACTGCATTTGGTCAAGATTGTATTACTGCTGGTAAAATTATTGATCTATCAAAGATTTTGAAGTTTGGATTACCTTCGGTATTGTTACAAACTATTAAAAAATACAATGCGCAAACACAATCACTGAGTGTGGCATTGCTATCGGCTGGATTGATCAGTTCCGAAATTGATGCTATTACCAGGGGCACAGCAGCTTCTATTAGTAAGGAACAAGAACAACGGATATACGGCGCATTTTTAATAATTGTTGGTCAAGACTTGGCAGATATATTAGTCCCGTTAAATTGTAAAACAGAGGGGCTAGACTCATTGGCCGACTTGCTGAATATTAAAAAAATATTCCCAAACTCATACCGATCACTTACTGTTCCTATATATAATGCCAATCCTGGCCCTACAAATAGTAAAACATATTATCCGATATTTGAAGAGAATGCGGTTAGCATTAGAATAGAATCTCCGGAAGTTAAAGCAATTGTCGGCACCGTTGTTCCACCAGGACTACCACCGATAATTATCCCGCCTTCTATCGAGCCTGAAATTATCAACGCAATTATAGATGCCCCGCCAAACACCCCTGTAATAGATATAGTTCAACAAATCATATCTGGTGGAGAGCAAGAGCAAACCGGAACAGCGTTCACCGGTACCTACACTGCTGCCCCCTTTAATAATGGTGACAGTGGTGGCGGACCGTTTTAGAAAGTATCAATCACAATGGCTGAATCATTAAATTTTCAAGTAGCAGCAGAGGGGTTTGGATCCTTCTTAGAGGGCATATTGCCTGATGATATCGCCACTAGTGCGGGAGCGTTCTCAGCTTCTATGCAACAAATTAGAAACATTAGGGCAGTTAATTTTGAAAATTTTGCACAGGTAGTGTACTCAATTGAGACTACTAAAGGGCTGGATCAGGTTAACGGGACCAATGTTCCTACCAACATACCGCTAGCGGCGGCAGGACACAATTTAACAGCACTGGGTAGCGGTGCCTCCGGCACGTATACGATGAGTGACTTTTTTGGTTGTATGTCCGGATTGCCGTATATGTGGCAGGATATTTATTCAGGCATTCAAACGATAGAAACAGCTACGCTATATAACATCTATAAACAATTGTATCTAGCAGTTACTTGGGAACTTGCAACCTCCTCAGTACAATATACCGGGCCAGATGGATTTGGCAACTATTCTATATCAGGTATAACTCTCACTGATTCAGGCGGAGGATATGGGCGAGAAGGTGCATCAGCGCCGACAGTAACTTGTAGTTGGGCATCACCTACGTCTTCTATAGGAACTGATGATACAAATATTACTAACTTTGGTAGAGTTACCTCTATCAATGGACTTACTTTTCCGGCTACCTCAGGTTCAGTTCCTACTTTAACAATCGCTTACCCTCCCGGTACAGGATCGTTCTCTAATAGTATTGTTCAGGGATACATTGACGCTGCTAATGCAGAAATAGCAGTCATCCGCACCGTACGCCCTATTTTATCATTAGATTTGAATACTGCGTATGATGCTACAGGGGCGCAATTGTTGATAGAGCAACGGGCTAGGTACGCAAGTCTTCCACCTGTGCCAACTACTACGCGAGATATCTGGTTGAATTTGTTCCCCACATCAATCTATGTGTTTGTAGATGCCATACCATATCTAGCACTGAACACGTTGCCACATATGACAGCCCAAACACTAGAAGCTATTTCTAACCTAACTTTACCGGGTGGACAAAGCATTGTTGCTATGATGCGTCAAGAGCGTAATCAATATAGATTAAGGGCAATAGGGATTGAGTTAGATAATAACATCGCCGGCGCGCTTGATCCCATAGTTGAACGGTTGTTGATTGCGAATGGCACGCTGCCTCTAGCACTCAGTGGAATACCTGTAGTGGGTATTAACGGTACTCCTGACTCACCGATCACAACTTACACCACACCTAGCATACTTACACAGCTAGACCCTGCAGGGAATGTTATTACTCCGGTACCAATTGGGTACGTAGATCCTAACACCGAACTCTTTATGGTTACTAGCCCGATCCCAGGTGGGACTAGTGGTGTTACTGTGCTAGGTCAGCAATCTCCTATAGCAGAAATCCTCAATACTGCTAGAACAAACGTCGCAGGTATTAATCTATTGGGCCCGGAATTGAATGGTACTGGCCCTGCAAGAGTACCATTCAATGGTGGAGGCACTGGCGGTGTTGGGCTTCAGCCCGGTGGCGGGAGTATCGGGACTGGCGGTGTTGGGCTTCAGTCCGGTGGCGGGAGTATCGGGACTGAAGGTGTGCCGAGAACTCAGCCAGGGGTTCCCGTTATCCCTATTGCTGTGGTCAGGGCAGGACCTAGAGTAGCAACAGGCGCCGGCTTGCCAATCGATACAGGAAAAGCAGTAGAGCCCGGAAGTTTAGCAGGCTCAAAAGCAACAACTCTGTTGCCCGTTACGCTGAATGCGGCTTATACAGCCGCCACACTGCTGCCATCTATTTACACGGTGGCAGAAGCAATTGATGAAGTAATCAAATGTAATTGTGATTGCTGGGTACAATAGGTTACCCTTTTTACTAGCAAACTCATAGCCTTTGTGCTATAATGATTAGTATGAATTAATACCTGTCATAACCTAAGAAAGGAAGTAAAATGGAATTTTCCATTAAAACAATCAATAGACTTTTTGGTTTATTGTTGATAGCGTTTTTGTTAAACGCGGTAATTACTTTTAAGTTTGGAACATTAAAAGAAGTTGTAATAGACAAACCAAAATCGTATGTATCATCCACAAATGTGGATAGGACCCTAGATTGTCTTGCTATGAATATATATAAAGAAGCCGGGCACGAAACATTTGAAGGTAAAGTTGCTGTCGCTCAGGTTACATTGAATAGAGTAGATAGCCCACATTTTCCTAATGATATCTGTGGAGTGGTGTATCAAAAGAATTTTGTTATGGAGAAAGTAATATGCCAATTTAGTTGGTACTGTACTGGAATGCAAAAGGATAAACCAATTGACGCTGCTTATAAAGAAAGCTATGCTGTAGCTAAAAAGGTTCTTTTAGAGGGATTTAGACTTGATAGTTTGCGTGATGCTTTATATTATCACGCAGTATATGTAAGTCCAGCTTGGCCATACGAGAAAATTACTAAAATCGGAAATCACATTTTTTACAGGAATAAAAAATAATGGAACACATTTACAACTTTGTCAGCTCGATTGTTACGGCGATCACCGTTTTTATTACCACTAAATTCAGTAAGATATCTGCTGATACACTGGGCTGGCTTACTAACATTTGCCTACACGCTGCAACGATTCCCTCTATCTTGGCATTAATGACAGGTCTTACTGACAAGACCCCTTCTGTAGATATTGTGTTGATGTTGTGGGCGGCATTGGGATTGCTGTTTTTTAGGGCAGTCTTGCTTAAAGATTTACTAAACATCGTAACGATTGGTGTAGGGTTTATGCTGCAAGCAATGGCATTGGTATTGATTTTCTTTAAGTAAGAGAACAAATTGGGTGATCTTTCTATCAGTCCAGAACGACATAGTTTTCTAATAAACCACGCTATTGCCAGGGCTGAAGAAAAGAGCGATAATACTGCTATTGATGTAATCACAATGTGGGAGAAAATGATAATGGACACCAGACAAAAAGAACAAGAACCTGACTGGCAAAAAAATAACATGGAAAATGATCTCCGCAGCACTGAATGGATTCTTGAAAAAACAAGAACAAGTAATTCATATGCACAAAATCTGTATGCGGCAATGTGTAATCGAGAATTTGTACAAAATGCTGTATGGCCTTTACTTAAAGATCAACGCTGGAGTTGCTCGTGGCGCTCGGCTGGCGGAATCATTGCCGATATGCAAGAAAAGGGTGACTACGTTGACTGGTATTGTTCAGGTATCAGGGATACTTCCAAGGCAATCGATGATGAACAATTTTCCTTGATGAGTAAAGAACAACAAGAGCATTATATAACAACGATGAAATATGTTGGTGAAGGAACCGTCACTGATGAAATTAAAGCTGATTTGTTGACATTGGGATGGATAGTTCTAGACGATGACGACTAAAATAAGTACAGTGGTTAGTGTTTAAATCATAAATACAGTGATAAAGGAATACTAGTATGAGTTATTCAGCCGCAGTAATTGATCATTATGAAAATCCACGTAATGTTGGCAGTTTCACAACAGGTGATGCAGATGTCGGCACCGGAATGGTGGGTGCCCCTGCCTGTGGTGATGTGATGAAGTTACAAATAAAAGTAGATCCAATCACAGGAGTTATAAAAGATGCTAAATTTAAAACGTATGGGTGCGGGTCAGCAATTGCTTCATCAAGTCTCGTTACTGAATGGCTTAAAGGCAAGTCGCTTGACGAAGCAGCAACAATTAGAAACACACACATCGCAGAAGAACTTGCCCTCCCACCAGTCAAAATCCACTGCTCAATCCTCGCCGAAGACGCCATAAAGGCTGCGATAGCAGATTATAGATCAAAGCATTAAGGTATGAATAAAGTATACATTTTAGTAGGTGTGCCGGCCTCAGGTAAAAGCACATGGTGCCACACACAACAATTTGATTGGGGTAACACTATCATAGCAAGTACTGATACCTATGTCGAAGCCTATGCTACTAAAATTGGTAAACCATACAGTGATGTATTTGAAGGGATAATGCCCACTGCTGTCAATCATATGGTGGATACTGTGTTGTGGGCTGTAAACAGGCAGTATGACATTATTTGGGATCAAACAAGTACCACAGTGCTGTCTAGGGCAAAAAAATTGCGTATGCTACCCAGTAGATATGAAAAAATAGCGGTAGTGTTCACTACACCTGAACCAGATGAGTTGCTGATCAGATTAGCTAGTAGGCCCGAAAAAGTGATCCCGGATACTGTAATACAAACAATGATTAGTAAGTGGGAAGAACCTTCTATCGATGAAGGATTCGATAAAATTATATATGTGAGTTGAAATGAGCGCAGAACAAGACAAAATCAAACATAGTAGAAGACTACTCAAAGATGACAACACCGTTGTCAAACAATTAAAAATTGCCAAAGCAACTGGCGCCGTCCAGCAAAAACTTCTAGACCAGCCACACCGTTTAGCTAAACATCACGCTATGGATTGTGGTAATCCTGGATGCGGCATATGTGGTAATCCACGACATTTACACAAAGATGGACTAACGCTGCAAGAACGCCGTATGTTTCAAGAGGTAGATGACGTTAGAAAAAATCACAGCAATGGTATCTTACCGCCCACTGAGCCCGAATCTAAGGAAATACTATGAATTGGGTAGATGATGTAAGAAGCAGCTTGCCAGCACACGTGAGTGATCTTAGTCAGCTTATAGATTCCGCGATCAATCACAGTGCGTTGGATCCAATAGATTCTCACGCTTGTGCGTTAGTAGCAGCTATTAGTAATAGCAACGGTGAATTGGCGTATGAGATTCAGCATAACAGTGTCTTGGTCGGCAAACCAGAACGCAAAGCTGCGAAAATAGCAGCAGCTAACGAAAGTGTTAATAGTGTTTGGTTTAACTATGTTGAAATGGCGGAAGATGATACCATGCGACTGCTATCGTCTGGTATGATTCTTGATGCATATAACGACCAGTCACTGCAGGCTGTGTCTACTAAGAAATTTACAATGTATTCATTATGTGCCAGCATTATAAGTAAGTCACCCTCTAGAGTGAAACAGCATTATCAGCAATTACAATCAGACGGGGTACCCTTACAAGAACTGATGGCTATCGGACTTATCGCAGCAGCAGTAACTGCTATCGGTAAAGTGGCGGTGTAAAGTATCCGCCGGGCGGTGTAATGCAATTACATCAGATTCACGATGCATCTAACGAGGTTGTAATGAAAATGTTACAAACCTCTCTGGCAGGAATAACGGATGCAAATCTGTTTACTAATTATCATCCGGATCACTCCCGCGATCCCGCTAATATTTTTTATATTTTGAATGATTCCACCGGCCGATACCTGAAAGGTTGCTACTATGTGTTAGAAGATAATGGTGAATACGTGTGCAGTGCCGGGTACAATGAATATGACTTAGATCATACTGTAGCACTTGCCCTTACTAGAGCCTATATAATGCCAAAATACCGTACTAAATACTTTATGGCAGAATATATACTGCCTAAAATTATTGAAAATACCACTCACTATCAGCACCTGTATATCACTGCTAACTCATATAATAGTGCAATATATCAATGGTTCATTAGAGCACACGAAGGTAAACGCACAGTTATGTTCAATGATTGGCCTGATATCTATAGAAAGTTCAAACCGATTGGGAAAAAGAATATATACTATACAGAGCAGTATGTGATTGAATTAGATAGGACTACTTTATGACAGACCAAGAAAAAATTAAATTTATTGAAGAGTATGTATTACAAATCTTTAAGAAAAATATTACATTGTCTCCGACGGATGTTCTATTAGATATCGGCCTAGATTCATTGGATGTTGTAGAGTTGCAGATTTATTATGAAGAAATAACCTCTACTGAAATAACCAACGAAGCTACTGTAAGCACTATCGGTGATCTGATGGCTATTATGGCATGAATTTCACATTAAACAATCACCTAAGGTACACCATTGGTGATAGACAATTTGGTATACGAGAGTATCCATATGAAAAATTTAAAGTATCTATTGGTAAAATAGATTTAGACTATTATAGAACAAGCAATTGGCTACAAGAGCAATATAGAGTTGCAGAGATAATAAGTAAAGAATACGGTAACGATTTTGTAGTAATGTTCAGCGGTGGTACCGATAGTGAAATAGTGCTAAGGGCATTCAAACATATAGGTATAATTCCTAGAGTTGTTTTCATTAAATTTACCAATGATTATAATGTAGATGATTTCATAATGGCTAAGCGGATTACGGATGACTTGGGATTGAGATTAGAATCTATTGACTTTGATGTAAAAGAGTTTTATCACAGTGGGCAAGCATATGAATTTGCTGCCGATATTCAATGCAGACAAATGGCATATCTCACAGTGTATCATCATATTCGAAAAATGCAATTACCTGCAGTTATGGGAGGTGAAATGATGCTACGTAGACATACATCGCCAGTTGGCGGCAAATGGTATTATTGTTTCAGAGAAAATGAAGATGCCAGTGCAATGCGATTTAGTTTAAAATTTAATGTGCCGTTAGTGAATGAATGGTTTAGCTACACACCGGAAATGATGGGGTATTATTTGGCTCATCCTAAAATTCAATGGTTAATTACAGATCGATTTAACTACAAGACATCTAGTGTTAGCACTAAAAATGAAGTGCTTGCTGAGCTAATGCCTTCTATCTTAGATAAAGTAAAAACACATGGCTATGAAAAATTGATGGGTTTTAATGGTGAAACGTATAACACCTTGTATCTCAGTCACATGAAAAGATTAGAATCTAGTTTAGACGGAATCTTTATTGATGAAGTTTATACTCAACTATTTGGAGAAAAGTATGCCGGTTGTAAAATTAACCAGTGAACATACGATTGCAGTTAGGAACATTTTTAATCACTCAAAATATATGGGTGTTGACAGTGCTAAAATATATCAAGTTGAAAACACGGGGTTGAATGCGTTAACTTATGACATATTTTGTGCCAACTATTTAAGCGATCTTAATAATTATCATTCATTTGGATATGTTGAAGATGGAATAGTAAAAGCTTTAATATCATTCTATGAGAGTGTCGAGGAACCAAGTTGGTTCTATACTTTATATAGAAGCACCGGCAACAACAACTTATTAAGAGAAGTGTTAGATGAAGTTATAAAATACAATGAGTCTAATGGTAGATTGAAGTTTTACACATTGACACATAGCAAACACACTAAGTTGCTACGTCGATTCCATTGGAGTAAGTACAATAATACTCGTTATGGATATTTTGATGAGTACGTAGTACCGGCGAAAAATAAATGTTTCTATATAAATGCTTGGGAATTATTATATAAGAGATTATTATTGCCGGATGATTCGATAGTAAGATGTAATTATTTACACCAAGAATACAGACAACCGTTAATGCTAGGCGGCAATTTATGAAATATCTTACTTCAGTATCTAAATCATTTTGGTTTCAATTTGTTCCAGCCTGGATTTTTGGTCTGGCTACCATTGTGATGCTCATTTCCGGAATTATCCCGATATACTACCTCTGCGCAACATTCATTATGTGGGTGTTAGTATGTGGGTTAGGAATCGCTGTAGGGTATCATAGGGTATTCAGTCATAAAACACATCAAATTCCAAGATGGAAAGAAAATGTTATTCTACTATTTGCGACATTTGCAGGACAAGGTGGTAGCATATTTTGGACAGCAATGCATCGAGGATATCATCATCCACATTCGGATACAAAAAAAGATATTCATAGTCCAGTAGCATACGACAAGAAAACTGCCTTTGTGGGATGGTATTTTAAAGTTACCGAAAAAAACAGTCCCATTAATATCAAGTATGCGGTTGATTTACTACGGAAATCAAATCATCTCTTCTTTCACAAATATAGTATTACCATATTATGGGGAGTTCCGGCTATCGTCGCATTATTTGATTGGAAATTAGCACTGAGTGCATTTTGGTTAGTAACCTTAATAGGATCAACACAAGATAACTTGGTCAATGTATTTGGTCACGTTAGGGGTTGGTTTGGGTATAGAAATTTTGAAACAAAAGACCAATCACAAAACAATCCATTCTTGGGATATCTGGCATGGGGTCAAGGTTGGCATAATAATCATCACTATGCACCGGCAGAATATGATTTTGGCTCTGGAATAAGTGGCAAATGGTGGGAATTTGACCCGTGCAACATTTTTAGACCATTCTTAAAATGACTACTTATTATAAAAAGGTCAATTTAAATATAGGGCAAGACCTTGATTTAGACAAACTTAAAGGGCAGATGCTTTTTGAGTATGGATACACACCGTATGGATACACATTTGTGATGTTTCAGATAGCTGATCTAACATATTTAAACAACATTTTTGCATCGGTTTTTAAGATACCGCCGAAATATATCCATCTAGTACAGGTAAATGCTCAAATACGACCGCACATAGATGATCACACTCTAACTAGTATGAATTATTATATTAAACCTCATGGCTTGGCAACCAATTTTTGGCAACCAAAGGAAAATGCTAGACGCCTAAGTCAGGTAAAATATAATTACGGTAGTTCTCAATATGAAGCGACAACATTGGGGTATGTAAGAGCTGATTTAACATTAGTAGATACTTTTACTGCAATTGAAAATGAAGCGTATTTTTTAAATACAAGCGAAATTCATTCAGTCGATGGACGACTACACAACGCTAAAAGAACAATACTGCAATTTCAATGGGATATTCCAATGGATAATTTGATAGAAAAACTAGGATTTTAGAATGAAAATTACTAAATTAACACATACTATTGGTGCAGAAATATCGGGAATCGATCTGGCTAATCCGCTAACTGTGCAGCAAAACGCAGATTTAAAAAATGCACTGCTGGAGAATCACGTGCTATTTTTCAGAGATCAACAACTGGCGCCTGAATATTTACCAACCGTAATACGGCAATTCGGTGATATTTTTTTACATACTACACAACCTAAATACAATAACAATCATCTTATTGGACATTTCGTTGCAGATGAGAATACTACATTTCTCACTGTAGAGGGTAGAGTACTACACGCAGATCGGACTTCTGTAAAACATCCACCGCGTACTTCTATGTTGTATGTGACAGAATGTCCGGACGTCGGTGGTGACACTGTATTTGTTAATACTGTTGCAGCTTACGAATCATTAAGTGACACTGAAAAGCTAATAATGGCACCATTGTATGCCATGCATATGTCGCCTGGCGCAAGCCGCGCAAAAATGGTATGGCCCCCTACATCATCGGTTGACCAAATGGGTCGGCCGCAATGTGCTTCCCATCCAATCATTGCTACTATACCTGAAACAGGAAAAAAGTTCATAAATGTTAATGAAGGATTTACTATAGGAATCCCAGAGCTTTCAGTAGTAGAAAGTAATCATATTTTGTCAAAGCTTTTTTATACTATACTTAATCCTCGATTCTCTTGCAGATTTAAATGGACACCTAATACGATTGCATGGTGGGATAATTTTGGCACACAGCATCAAGCAATATGGGATTACCATCCTAGTACTAGAGTAGGATTTCGAGTTCTTTCTGCAAATCTTTATTGACGGAGTTCGTAAGCGTTGCTGATTTCTAATGATTTAATGCAAACCCAGGGTGGCTGTGATATAATCCATTCAATTGTCTGTGCAATGTACTCTGGTTGCATGGGAGTGTACGAGTTGAATTTGTAATTGGTATAATTTTCATCTGGCGGAGGCCGAGAGCTGACCGCTGCGATCATGTCTGTATATATGTAGTCTGGTTCTAAGCTGGTTATGACTAGTGGTTTTGCTCTTTTATTTGATAGGTTGTTGCTTAGATTTTTTAAAAAAACTTTGGATGCTTTGTAGGTTAACTCACTGAGGCTACTTGCATGACGTCCGGATATGTTAGCAGACACGCTAGATACATTGATTATATGTCCCCATAGCATCTTTTTATAAAAATTTAATAATAAAAATCCTGCCGCTTCTATGTTAGTACTATACATCGCATCAAAATTGCTGCCAGCAACACCAGCATTATTAATGAATACCTTTGGTGTGTATTTTTCAACTAACATTTCTCTAAAAACAGGATCAGTTATGTCTCCGAGTTCAGTTACAAATTCTCCAGGTGTTCTTGCAACTCCCACAATAGAGTAAGAATCATTAAAATGTTGGGCGCAGGCTAGACCAACGCCGCGGCTTGATCCAGTTATTAACATAATTGGTTTAGTCATTCTTTATCTTCTCTATTAATTTATTTCTCTTGCCGCCCTACTTAAACGACCCCGACGTATAACTAACGTTTTGTTATTTTGGCTAGATAAAGTTTTAATTCCGACATCCCCGATTATTTCGCGAATGTAATCCCATTTAATGTCTGCTAAATTGGATAAGAAATGAATATTCTCGATCTCATATCTCTCTAAGAATAAAGAAGGATTTACCGTTTCAATAATTTTTTTAACGTTCTTTTTTCTTGAAGTTGAAATGCTGTCACGTACTACGTAATAGAATTCAAAGTACTCTTTAGTTTCTGCATACTTAATGCCCGCTGCCATCATCGAAAGACAAACTTCAGCATAATAATCGGTTAATTTTAAAGTAGACTTACTGTTCTTGACATATACATTTGAAAAAATCCAAATAGGAATAATTTTCCAAAAATGTTGGGTGGAAATGCCTACACATATATTGTTGTCATAGCAACCATACACTCTACCAACTGTTAACATATTTTGCAACTTTTGTAACAGGCTAGAATGATCTATTGGAATTCCGTATATCGTGGTATGATGAAATATACAACTTTTTATATCTTCAATGTCATTTATGGTTAATTCTCTGGAGTGCATACTATATACCGGGTTATTCAACTTAACTTAGTGATTTTTAGCTTTGGACCTAATTGTAGATAAATATATTTATGTTCTCAGCTAGCGCTCAAACAATACCTAAAGTACAGTTAGTAACTGGAATTGCCTCGTTATTTGGAATATTCTGGGCAGACTTCACCGGTCCTAACATAGCTATACTGGTTGCTAGTTTTTATATTTATAGCATTTTAGGCATAAGCCTAACTTTTCACCGTTATTACTCGCACCATTCATTCGAATTTAAATATGCGTTTATAAAATGGATATGCACATTGATTGCGATTTTATCAGGCAGGGGCAGTCCAATTGGATGGGTGTATATTCATAGAATTCATCACGCATATTCAGACACTCCCAAAGATCCACACAGTCCTAAGTATTTGGGATTTAAACTATTTGGATTCAAACACGTTAAAAAACATCTCAGCGGAGATATGAATTATTTTATAGTTAAAGACTTGATGAAGCCAATTCAATTGAAAATTAACAAATATTATTTTTTGATTATTTTAGTTTTTGTTCTATTGCTGGGAGTAATAAATTTAAATCTATTATATTTTGTGTGGATTCTACCGGTGTTCTTGATACAGTTAAGTCAAAAAGCTTTTAACTATTATTCACACACTAGTGGATACAGAAACTTTGACACAAAGGATAATAGTACTAACAATATTTGGCTATGGCCATTTATCTGGGGCGACGCCTGGCATAACAATCATCACGCTAATGCAGCCGACTTATCTACCAAAGTGCGCAAATATGAGTTTGATCCGGTGGTAACTCTGGCAAACGTAATTAGAAAATAATAAATACATATATGCACACATTCACTACATTCACTACATCCAGTACTAAAGGTGTACAATCATTTATGATATTATCGTTGTTAGGTACTATTATTGCACTATGTATCTACGGGGTGTCAATTAATGCGGTATTGCTCACTTTTGCAGGTTATTTTTTATATGGGTGTTTAGGAATTGTAGTTACGTATCATAGAAGATTGACACATAGCAGTTACAAAACCTATACATTACTGACTAGAGTGTTGTCTGTGATTGGATGCTTTGCTGGAACAGGAAGCCCGCTAGCTTGGGTAGCTATCCATATCAATCATCACTTGAAGAGCGATCAGGTAGATGACCCGCATAGTCCAATACACAAAGGTCTTAGAATCTTTACCCTTGATTATGTAAATGAAGTTGATGCTGATACTAAATGGCGTATGAGAGCGTTAGTTACAGACAAGTTCCATCAATTCCTACATAGGTATTATTTTGTAATCTTAGCAGGGTATAGTCTTTTATTGTTCATGATTGGTGGATTTTGGTTAGTAGTGTTCGCACACTTGGCACCAGCATCATTAACCGGGATAATGAGCAATGTTGTGAACTATGTTGGACACAAACCAACTTGGTGGGGAGGCTACCGTAGTTATAACTTGAATGATCACTCAGCAAACAATTGGCTATGGGCTATTCCAAGCTGGGGTGAGGCCTGGCATAACAATCATCATAGATTTCCTAAAAATTATACCTACACACAAAAATGGTGGGAATTTGACATTTCTGGATTAATCATTAAAATAATTAAAACATGAATTGTATATTACTATACGGCAGTAATATGATGCCGTTACAAAAACACGGTGGGGTCTTTAGAATTGCGTCAGAATTAAGAAAGCACGATTATTCGGTAATGTGCTTAGATATGGGAGCATTTGAACGAGTAAGCAAACTAGATCAAATCGCAGAAATCCTATCGAATGTAGTTACTGAAACTACACTGTGGGTAGGCTTTAGTACTTCGTTCTTTGATAAGATATTTGGATTGAATTTTCGTTCAAAACGTGAGACAAGTCCCAAGCTAGAGGCATTTCTCGCGTTTATACGCACATTAAATCCCGATATAAAAATAATTGCGGGCGGATCTAGATACTTTCCGTTGGAAAGACACGGGGTTACTATTTTCAAAGGTTATAGTGATAAAGAGATTGTTGACTTTACAAAATGGTGCTCCACAAAAAAATTATCTAACTTAGAATTTACTACTAGCTTAGTTCAAGGAACTGAATTTAAAGAGTTCTCTTCTAGCCAAATCCGATATGTGAAAGAAGATTTAGTACAATCATTAGACGCCCCTCCTATCGAAATAAGTAGGGGATGTATTTTTAAATGTAAATTTTGTGCATTTCCGTTAAACGGAAAAACAAAGGGTGATTGGGTCAAGCACGGAGAAATATTGCTAGATGAGTTGAATTATAACTATGATAAGTTTGGAATAACACATTATACCTTCACAGATGACACCTACAACGATAGCCTAGACAAGTTAAAATATTTACACGATACCGTATTTTCTAAACTTAAATTTCAGATACACTTTTCAAGTTATCTACGCCTAGACTTATTGATGAGATTTCCTGAATCAATAGAATATTTAAAAGCATCTGGTCTTCGCTCTGCTATGTTTGGAATAGAGACTATCAACCACCAATCAGCAAAAGCAATAGGAAAAGGTGTAGAACCGTATACACAACTGGAGTATATAAGGGAATTAAAACAGAATGCCTTTAAGGACATACTGATATCGTCAGGGTTTATTCTAGGGTTACCCTATGATACATTCGATACTTTACAGGAGTTTGATGAATTTCTATCTTCAGACAGAAATTATTTGGACTCTTGGCATATTAGCGCACTGGGAATAACCCCTCCCAATCGATTCAATAACACTTTTTATTCTGAGTTTGATCTAACATACGAAAAATATGGTTATGAAGTAGACGATTTCGGCTGGTTTAATAAAAATACAGGATTATCATATGCCCATTGTTATCAAATTGCCGAAACCATAATGGAAAAATCAAAGAAGCACCCGAAATGTAAATTTGCTGGATTTTCGTATAATTATGTTCGTAGATTAGGTATACCGGAGTCTGACATAATAACTCTATCAAGAACAGAATTAGAATCTAAATATAATTTGGGACTGTTAAGTAATCAAGAGTGTGAAACTTATGTAACTAGTATGCTAAACTTATCCCGAGATATTAAAAATTTAAGATGATACATCTATGCGAACACAATTGGCATCAATGGCAATATGGCAACGATCTACCATATGGCCGGCAGACCGCTAACGAACCATTTAAAACTATCTATCATAAAACAGATAAACTGATTCGGTCATATAAAGAAGAGTTATTGATCGCTGCCCAAAGCACAATGGATCATTACCCTGGATTGCAGCCTAGTATTTTTTTTAGTGGCGGAGCTGATAGTGAACTCGTATTACGTTCTTATTTGGGAATAGGTGCTAATCCAAAAGTCTTTATCATACGTTATGAAAATGATTATAACATATATGATGTTAGTTATGCAGTAACTATTTGTTCGTTGTTAAATACACCGTATACTATTATTGATTTTAATTTAACAAAATTTTATGAAAATGACGCCGAATCTATCTCTGAGATGGCACAAATAGACAGACCTAGAGCCCTGCCATATTGTAAATTTTTAGAGATCGATGATGGTTTTCCGGTCTTGGGAGAGGGAGATCCTTATTGGGTACGTCTAACTAATGACTACTCTCAACCCGGTCTCTGGAAATTCAGAGACGTAGAAACGTTCATTGGATGGGAAAAATATGCTATACATCTAGATAAGCCGGCGGTAGTTCAATTTTTAAAATGGTCACCGGGTCTAGTATTGGCCCATACAAACCTTACTTGGTTTAAAAAACTAATTAATGATGAATACTATGGTAAGTTAGGCACAAACTCTACGAAGCTTATTGGCTATCGGGAAGTATACCCGGACATGATTGATAGACAGAAAAAAACAGGTTTTGAAAAAATAGATAGTTTGATAAATGAATTTGCGTTATTCCTTCAAAAAAAGTACTCGGGATCTCATTATGTGCATCTAGTAGATAGAACTGTGGACGAGCTTTGGATGGAAATAGCCGGATTTGAGTATGAGGCCTAGTGAAGAATGAGATTAAATGGACATTATGTTGTTAATGGAGTAGTTATCGCCAATAAACTACGAGCTATTCTTGAGGCTAGTAGAACCAAAACTAGCTTACAGTGGGTTTTTTTTGATGAAATCTTTGCAGAACCTAGTAATATTAACTTTCACACCGTATCATTAAAAGAACTGTATAGAATTAGAGCACAGCAACTGCGAGATACCAATGATTATTTAATTCTTAATTATAGTGGCGGAAGTGACAGCCACAACATATTAATGACGTTCTTAGAGAACCGTATACCGCTAGATCATCTGTACATTCAATGGCCTGAGAGACTAATGGATAAGGGAATTTATACTCCCAATGCCATAGATAGAACAAATGCCAATTTCCATTCAGAATGGGATTTAGTAATAAAAAAAGATTTAGAATGGATCGGTAATAAGAATCCTGAAATTAAGATTGAAATAGGTGATTGGACAAACACACTTAATGAGCAATTTTACAATGATGACATCTTTACCAATGATGTTAGTAATCTTCCTAGCATTGCTAGGTCGCAGAAACAGACCACCTTTAGTCCGACTGAGGGCAAGTTAGCATTACACGGTAAAAAAGTAGCAAGCATATTTGGCGTAGACAAACCTAGTATAGTTAAAAAAGGTAATCAATGGTTCTTTTACTTTATTGATACCGCTTGCATGGCACAACCTAACCCTGATAATCCACACGGTACTGAGTATTTTTATTGGAGCCCCGACTTCCCGGAGATTGCCCACGCACAAGCTCGGGCTATGAAAAGATATTTTGAAATTAATACCAGTAAAACATACTTAGTACAAGCCATGTCGGAGAGAATTCAGGCTCTACCGAGTTTACCAATAACTACTAAAAGTTATGAAAAACACTATCTTGAATATTCTCAGCTTGCAGAAATAGCAAAATTAGTATGTTATCCTTATTGGGATTTCAACAGATTCCAAGCAGATAAACCCTTCGCAGTACTGGATGGATTTAAAATGGGAATGAGGGCGTGGGATAATATACTATCCAAAGTTCCCGGGTTTGATCGAGTACAGCAAGCTTGGGAATATCATTGGAAAAGCTATCTAGATCAAATTGATATGCGATTTATGAGAAACAATGATACACTAAATGTTTGCAAAACAGTATGGCACCCTATTAATTAAATGAACGTATATACGGACTAAATAACACGTGTACATATTTTTTAAGGAAGAAACAAGACCATCAGTAACGATTCCTTTTTATGCTGAAAGGAATCCAGCGTCATCTGCCTATAGGAAATACTTCAATGACACCTATATTACTACTGGTATCTTCATACTATCAGTGGTAACTTATTCAGAAGATCGGTTAACGTTAACTAATAAGATGACATGGATTTCGCGTGCAGGATTCTTACAGTTTTCGACAGACTCATTTTGTTATGACACCCAGATAATTCCAAATAGAATATATAATCGTGAAAATAATATTATATCACGCATATTATTATAGTAGAAGAAAGCAAATAAATAATGTCAATGAATTCTCCAATTTGGAAACAGTTTGATTCCTCTGTTTTTTTTAAAGACTTACAAATACCATCTGACTGGGAAACATTAGAGGATTTTGTAAATTGGTATATGGAGTCTAAAATTCCCATGATGATTCCTTGGAACGCTGAAGTGGTGCGTAGTGATGATGCCGTTGCTATTTGTTTGTTCAGACACGGGGCATACCAAGTTGAATTATACTTAGTATATCCTCAAATGTATATACGTAACCATTCGCATCCTAGAATGGAAGTCATAACTATGGATTTAGGTGGAGGCAGCTTATCACCACGCCAACCAAACAATACTTCAAGGACATGGGGAGATACCTCTACGAAAATACTATCAGGTGAATATCACGGTGGAGAAACCGGTAGTTTATTAGGAAATGGATTTTGTATTCTTTCATTTGAAAAATGGCATAACGTTGATGAAATGACTTCAGCTGCCATTCAATGGAAAGGGGAGTTACAGGGTCCTATTCAAACAAGTCTGATTAAAACACACAAACCAGATGCAGTAATTATTCCGGATAAGTATGCTGATGTGTCTGATGCATTTATAAATCTCTAATTTTAAAGATAAATATATTATAACTTTATAGGAAAAAATATGTATCAGATTATAAGAACCGCAGCAAGACCGTCGCTTGATATAGAATTTTTTAAAGTAAGTGATATTGATGACGTTTCAAATCATTTTATGACATATTGGGTTGAAACCTACAGACACACTGATAAATTATTGTTATTGGTACAAGAACATTCAGATGACCAGTTGACCATGACAACTACATTTATTTGGGATAGTGAAGAGACTTGTAATGACGTGTATGCAGATCCGGTAGTTAGTAACTATTGGGCTATTCGCGATGCATATAATGTTGCAAACGGGGTGACGTTCTCAGAAGTAAGAGCCGCCCTGTAACACATCTTGGAGCTCCTCATAATGAGGATCATAATAATGGAACTTTTTAATCCCCTGTCAAGTGATTGGCTCTCATATAAATTTGAGATGTATAAAAAAATGCAGGTAATGGACACTGCATATTATTGTGAAAAATATAATGGATATGTATTTACCCGATACGATGACGTAAAATACGCATTAAAAAATCACGATATTTTTTCCTCCGGTCGCGGAAATCTTATTCAAGAATCCCCACATCGGTTCAATAGAACACTTGGGGCGTCTGATGATCCAATGCATAGTATCCTCAAAAACATAGTTAAAGAAGCATATAGCAAAGAGAACATTCAACGAATAGTCAATTGTTTTGTAGAAAGGTCAACAGAGTTGTTGGCTGTTAATAATTCAGTTTTTAACTTGTCAAGTTTAGTAGAAGAGGCTAGTGCTTGGGTCAGTACAGAAATTCTGAATTTACCGCATTGCAAAAAAGAAGTTCATAGATTAGTACTTGGCATATTACGGCATGCTAGCCAATCTGTGGCACACAATGTAGATCAGTCATACTATACTGAATTTACTAAGTTAATAGTTAGTTTGCTTAAAAATAAAGTACCGTCAGTTGGTCCTGGAATATACCATGAATTCATAACACATAGTAAAGACGACACATTGATTTCATTATTTACCGGTCCAACTATTTCTGGAGTTGGATCATTGTCTGGCGCTCTGGGATTTTTAGCAGTAGACCTATATAGGGAGGATCTATTTGAGACATTAAATCAAGATAGATCATTGATTCCCGGGCTGATTAACGAATCATTGAGGTACAATTCTTCATCAGGTAGAAAAGTTAGAACGGTAACAAGAGATATTAGTATGCATAATGTATCCTTGAAATTGGGCGATAAGGTTATTTTGTCTCTAGAGGCAGCAAACAGAGATCCTAATATGTTTGCTGACCCAGATAAATTCTTACCAGAACGCGAAAATGCAGGAAGCCTTGCGTTTGGATATGGAATGCACGCCTGTATTGCATCCGTTATTAGTAAGAAGGTACTTCAAGTATGGGTCGAGTTGTTACTAGGTACATTAGGTAAATATAAAATAACGCCAGACCCCTCAGGATTCGTCTTTCAGATTACCTCTTCCGGTAATCAAGACTCTGTAACTAATCTGATGGTGGAAACTATTTAGGGGATGAAAATATTAATATTTTATACTCCTAGGAGTAAAAGCACAATGATACACGATTTGTGCTGTAAAAAATTCAATTTACGCCCGTTTGGTGACACCATAACAAAAAACAGAATCAAAAATAAGAATTTTAATGAATATCCGCCGTTGATAGCAGTCATCAATGAAAGCGATAGTATGTGCGTTAAGCTTAATGGTAATGATTTTTTTGACTCCAATAGTAATGCTATAACTGAGTTGTATAAAACAATAAACTATCAATCGTTTGACACCATAATTTTCTTAACTAGAATCAATTATATAGATGCCATACTAAGTTATGCGTATATGGATCCCGACGACAGTACCACTTGGCATAGAAAAAAGAATCAGAAGGTTGTCGCTGAACCGTATACTATATCGCATAGTAAGATACATCATTTATTAAATGGATATCTATCGTATAACAAAATTAAACAGTATATACTTTCTGCTGTTACTACTTCTACCCAAGTATATGATTATGAGTACGACAATGTGGCTAATTTAATACTTAAATTAGAATTGGGAAGTGACATTGATCTAGTGCCAATGGACATTGATTATAAAAGTGTAGTAACAAATTATGATGAGGTTATTACCGTTGTTAGCGAATTTGTAGCCCATCATAACTTATTTGACATCAATTAATACATATTTTTAAACTAGGACTAAATAACTTACTATGATGAATATCAATCGTAACTTGCGGAAACATATGGAACTCTGGCAATCAATAGCCGGCAACTCCTTTGCGCCAGCATATCCAACAAGCATTCGCGGAATAAATGAGTTACAAACTAGCCCGGGGATTAGGTAACAAGTTAGTATCATAAAGAACTTTATCTAACCCCCGAGAAACTTAACAGTCTCGGGGTTTTTTGCTTTAAGAGAAAGAAATTACTTGACAAGATTTGAGAAAAAGAGTAGAATACACTCTTGAAATATTGTGATACAGCAATGTACTGGGAACGTAGCCCAGATAGCGCACTTGAAACTTGCTATAAAAAGGCGGACAAGATACATAAAATCTGTGGCGATAACACAGAGAGTAAGACTCTTGAATAGGGTATAACCCTATTATAACGTGAGCAATCACGTTATTCTAAAGCATATTGTAAAAGTGTGCTTTAGAATACACTCTAGGTCAGACATTTGGCTGACTGGAAATCACCGCCCTAGAGTGTGTTTAAATGTTAAATGGAAGCGTGGCCGAGTGGTTTATGGCTTTAGTCTTGAAAACTAACGACCCCTTTAAAGGGGTCCGTGGGTTCGAATCCCACTGCTTCCTCCAGCTTTTGTCACAAATTTATTTTAGTATGTCGGGGTATCGCCTAGTGGCCTAAGGCAACGGTCTTTGAAATCGTCATCATTGGTTCGAATCCAATTACCCCTGCCCTTGTCAATGGTGTTGTTAGTGTAATGGATGCACAACTGTCTGTGAAACAGTTAGGGAGGGTTCGATTCCCCACTTCACCCCAAAATTTGCCGCTTTAGCTGATATGGTTATAGCAACGGTTTGAAGCATCGTGGAACTAGGTTCGATTCCTAGAGGCGGCACCAAGAACATTATAAATATGCTTATGTTTCAAAAAATAAATATATCTTTTTTAGAATTAGATTTTGTTAAATTAAAAGGAGTAAATGCGTTTGATCTTCCGAGGTTCAAAGAATTTACTATTTTAGACACTGACTATTTGTTTGCCATATTAAATAAACAAATTCAGTTTGATGTAACACCTCGAGTAAACATAACAGAAATTACATACCCTGGTGCCGGCCCTCATACTGATACTTGGCAAACTGCTCTTAATTTTTATTTTGATGCCAATGAAGATGAAACATTTTTTTGGAAAGAACTTAATGCAGCACCGGATTCAAAAAAAGGATTAGTATCCTACAATCAAAAAAATTTAGAAAAGACAGGTTCCTTTAAAGCAAATAAAGGAGATTGCTATTTATTAGATGTTGGTAACTCAATTCATTCTGTAAAAATGTATACGCCAAACACAACTCGAAAAATATTAAGATTATTTTGGCATGAATTATCATTTGAACAAGTATTACAAAGTTTGAAATTCGTGTAATATAAAAGAACGTGTCAATGTCCTCCGACTGTCGGAGGATGAAGTGCTGTGACAAGCATGGGTGTTCAATCAAAGACCGTGGCCGACAATGGGAACGGTTAATCTGCTTTGGCGATCACGGGTCATTAACTCAACTGGATAGAGTGCAAGTCTTCGAAACTTGAAGTTAGGGGTTCAAATCCTCTATGGCCCACCAATATACTACTAAATAAACACAGCAACTATAGCAGAAA